TAGCGCAAACTCTTAGTTTACCGTCAACGATACTTGGCTTGGACCAGCTGTTGTATATGTCTTTGAAATACTTGCCGTTTACTACGGATTTTAGCGGGTTTTCCAGCGCACTAACGTTTGTAACGTCGTGATCCAACAGCGTCCACATCTCGCTCTTCTTGTGTGGCCAATACCATACATACAGCTGGTTAGCTGTCCAACAGCAAGGAAACGCTAAGCCTTCTGCACTGATGTACAAGCTCTTGTCCTCGGCAACCTTGCACTTGACACAGGTCTGATCGACATAGTGTTGCATGCTACCAAACTGGTCTACCAGTGCTTGTTCTTTGATCAAGCTATCATTATGGTATTCTGGATTCACTGGTTTTTCCAGATGGTATTCTATCATACCGTTACGGCTCCATACTTCCTGGCTTTCTTTGCCTTCCAGTCTGGTATTGCTGAAGAAACGTCCGGTCTTCTTAGTACGGAACTGTTTGAATCCCATCTTTTCACTTAGTGCACGGGCTTCGTCGACTTGATGTTCATTGTGTTTAAACACGATGTATTCCCACTGTGCGATACCACCTGCGTCGATGAATGCTTGTATGTTCTCTGTGATCTTGTTCCAGTTGGTGCCGCGACGATAGACGTGATTGGTATCAGCAAGACCATCCAATCCAAACTTAGCATAATCGCCTTTCTTGCTAAGCAGCTTGCCTAGCTTAGCCCACCAAGCAGGTGTGCGTGCACTAGCATTAGTGTGCATGCCCAGCTTGATATCAGGATTAACTTCGCGCAGCCACTCGTATACTTCTAGTGTGTCATTGGCAGCTATCGGATCACCATAATTGCCGCACATGTACAGCTTCTTTAGCTGCTTCACAAATGACTCTGGCATGATACGCTGCATGTCAGCTAAGCTGAGTTCAGTCTGGGGTAAGAACTCGTTGTCGGGCCCACCAAACTTGTTCCTGGCACACATTGGGCAGCTAGCATTGCATTTTGCGGTTATCTCTAGATGTACCGTTTGTATCTCAGAATAGTCATATATCATATCAATCGCCCATCAGCAGTTTAACACTGGTGCCCGGTCCGGCCTTGCTGGGCAGATCGCCGTGTTGTTCGACATACCACTCTATCACTGCACGGTACCAAGCATGACTGTTGTGATGCGCAACTTTATTGAATCTAACCAAGTCGTGGTTACCAAAACCGTCGCCTGCAGCAAGCACTCTAGCAGATTCTGTTTGCAGTTGTCGCGGTGTTAGTGTAGATACATCTATGGTCATTTACGCCCTATCAACATGAACCTCGTATAGAGTGTACAGTCAAGTTCGCCTGCAAACAGCAATTCGCTCATTGGATACATGCTTTTAAATTCGTCCACCGTGTCTACGCTGTTGTTATGTTGATCATTTTCATGCCAGTTATTGTTTTGCAGTATGATCAATTTGTCAGACGGTATGCGTTCCCACCAAGTGTTATTGCCTCCCATGTGATCGCAGCTAGTATTAATAACGGTATCAGCTGTATCTATTAAATGTTCCGGTGTGAGGTCGTATTTTTTGGTATTGTAAGAAAACGCATCATAGGACATTTCATTCACATCCATGGTCGTGGCTTTAAAACACCAATTATTCAAAATTTCGATCTTGTTTAACATGTCAGCTAGAGGTGCACAACTGTCGTCAATATCAAAACTGCGTACTTTCGTCAATCCCAATTCTGATTTCTTCAGTAACATGAGATATCCTAAGGTGCCTATCCAACCACATAGTGTCCATGCCTGGCCGAGCTCTAGCCCTAGTGAACAGACTGTATCTACCAACCATGTCTTGCTTTTTAGCTGGCCGTGGCTAAACGCATCTGTGATGTTGACATTGCTTGCGTCTGGCAATGCCACCATTTTAGAATATGCTTTGCAAAATGCTTGCTTATCATCTAACACATCCCAGATGTTAAAAAGTATGCGGATGAGATCTGGATGATTTCTAATTATGGTTAATAATGGTACAGGCCAGTGTTGTAGTTCGGCAAAACTATCTAGTTCAGTTGGCGACAATTTAATCAAAAACGTTAGTACATCGAGGTGCGAACCTAGTATTGATAACAACGGAACAGGTAGCTGTTGTATTCGATTAAACAGCTCTAGATCAGTGGGCGATAGTTTGATTAAGAATTTCAACACATCTGGATGAGAACTGAGTATCGACAACAGTTGCACAGGCAACCGCTGGATTTGATCAAACAACTCTAGTTCAATAGGTGATAGTCTAACTAGGAATTTTAGCACGTCTGGGTGAGATTCTAATTTAATTAGAATATCTTTATCAGTTAGATTGTTTATCATAGCATCATTCCACTGCGTTTTGGATGTATGTAGGTGTTCTTAAACCATTGACTGTGTAGTTTATCTAATTCTGGTACATATAAATCAAATCTATCTTGTAGCAAACCAGCATAAAATGCTAGTGATGCAGACATATCAGGCACAGACATGCTGTGCCAACGGTTGTCAAACCAGCTGTAATCATTGATTACAGTGTTGTGTATGCTGTTAGAATACAGCTCGTAGAATCCCTGCCTGGCCCCGAGCATTGCCCATTCGCCATTCACAGTATCTCGGCCAACACTCATCCATACGTTGAGCTTGCTCCTGTTGCCATACCATATTGATCCAATATCTGCTCGGGGGTTGTTCATCGGCTTGCCATTTACATAGCTCATCTTGACACCTTCTCGATAACCGGCTCGCCAGGCCTGATATGCAGATGCGTTGTTGACACTGTTGCTACCAAGTGTGTCAACTTGATAGTAGCGCAGTGCCCAACAAAAATCAGTGCTGTTGCTGCTTTCATGCGTGCTGCTGGCCAGCAGCACATCTTTGCGCCAGCATTTGAGCCCGCCGTTACCATATTCCAATCCATTGATGGCATTCTTGCTCTTGAAGCTATACACCACATCTTCTATGTCAGTATCATCTAACTGGGTATCAAACGCACCGTCTAGTAGCCAGTTATCTCCATCAATGGTCATGAACCGATCAGTCTTACTGGCAGTTGCACAAGCCTTGTGTGCTGCTTCAAAACCTTTAATGCCATGCATGCGTCTAGCATTGGGCAACATCATTTGAATCCGCGCCCAGTTCTCTTCTCGATTTGGTTCGTCGTAGCTGATGTAAAACGTGTCTAAATCTTGTGGATAGTAAACAGTCATAGTGTTGCACCTGTTTCGTACTGCTCACGCATCCATGCCCAGTCGTTGATCTTCATCAGATGATCTGTGCCTCTGCTGTCTAACCCAAATTGTCGACCGGCTTGTGCACCGTACACACACGAGCGGCCATATTCACTACCGTGCCCAACTGTGCACCAAGTCTCTAATCTCTGCTGTGTTTCGGCATTGACCTGGCCGTCTATCACACCGCTTGCTAGCTTAGCACATTCTCTAAACGCACTACGCCAAGTATTGTAAGGATCGGTATCGAATGCAGTGACATTTGACAACTCGTGTACTATCTTGTATTTGCGATTGATGCTGCTGGTCATGTCAGGTTTGAAATCTTTATCAACCAGCAATTTCACTTCTGCAGTAGGTAACAGCTTGACTGCTCCGTACCCGTAGACCAGATCATTGATAGGATTGCGAGCTCTAAACACATGCACGTGATCAAGTTGATGATAAGGTACTACATAATCAAATTCAAAAGTTTGTTCTATCACAGCATCGCCGTCGACTACGTAGAACATCTCAGTGTTTACTATGTTAGCAGCTGCAATATGCGCTTGGTGCAGACCTGTTATACCGTGCAGTCGCTTGGCTCTCGGTGCCTTATCTAGGAGACGTTTCCAATTCTCTTCAGCATTGCTCTCTTCGTAACTGATAAAAACCACATCGTACATCTCATTTTTTTCCTAGCATAGACAGCAGTGTAGCTCGATCTACTGCAAGTTTAACACCATGTCTCTTGCTGAATCTATCTATCAACCATTCAAAGTCGTTTATATTTTTGATTCCTGTAGCTGATGATGTTGTGGTGCACTCTAAAAAATATTCCAATCCAGAACTGGCACCTTGCACGGTGTCATGTGCATATGCAACGTCGTTAGCCACTGTTAACCATGTCAAGAGCCGATCCAGACTTTCTCCTTGTTCACTTGTTGCCACATTGTAACAGAGTTTTACTGTTTCGCGAAATCCACTACGCCAAGCTGAATATGCGTCGCTATTAAATGCACTAGTGGCTATAGAACGAGGTACCATCTTGATATTACCTACAGTTGTAGTAAAATCTAACCAATTGCCATCAAACTGCAACACAGCAGCAGTTGGCCAAAGTTTAACAGCACCCCAACCATATTCTAATCCATTGACTGGATTGCGGCTATGCCATATATGTAGATATTTCCTATCATAGTCTGGTGGTATGAAATCAAAATTCCAATCGTCATCTAGTATCGTATCGGCGTCAATAGTCCAAAACATATCGCTTTCTGCTAATTCTGCGCAGCGCCTATGTGCTCTGTCTATACCTTTGATACCATCAATTCGACGAGCAGTTGGAAATCTAGCTAACACTCTATTCCAGTTTTCGTCAGCAGTTGGTTCATTGTAACTCACGAAAAATATATCAGATATTTTACACAACTGCGTGCTTAATGCCATCGACGACAAAGAAGCAGTGTTGTATTGTTGCGCTATAGAATCCAACGACACTATTAGTATTTTATCGAACCTGTTATTGGATATCTCAGTATCTGTAAGTTTATATAATGTCTGTACCAAATACACCCCATTTGATAGTGCAACGTTGTTAACATTTAATACATCGCTATATGGTAGAGTAGTATTTGAAAAATAATGATTTGTGTGCGATGACCAATTATTGGAACTGAGTTGTGCAAATCGTTCGGTATCATACCAGTCTTTCACTATCCAAACCATGCAAGTGAGGCAAGATCCCTTTGCTTTTTCTATTAAATCAAACAAAGTGCCGTCATATGCAACACGGATTGCAGTTGGCCAATCTAATTTTAATTTTTCCCAGCTGTCTGCTGCTGTGCCGTTATCGGCAAATACTATATCGTACATTACACTGCCGACAGATGCTTGATTTGATCGTATCCGATCAACGGTCTTGGAGGATTAATATACACACTCTTAAAGAATTTGCTTTGATGGTCATCCATATCGGCCAGATTGATACCCAGACCTTGTCGTAGAGCAAGCCCGAGTCGTTTTGAACATGCTAGTGGGTCATCCAACTGAACCTGGTCCCATTTCTGTTGGAACCAATCATAGTCGCGTATCATAGTATGATCAGTGTCAGTTAAATTGCAGTCGTGTACGCCCATCCTTGCACCATATATACTCCATAATCCGTTTGCTACATCTGCGCCGACACTGCACCATATCAGTAGCTTGTGCATATTGAATACCCAAATCTTATTAAGGAATTCGGATGGTTTAACTTTGCGGCCGTGTTCTAAACTCATCTTAACTCCCTCTCGGTATCCAGATCTAAATGCCTGATAAGGACTACTATTGATTAAACTGGTACTGTAAGTTCCAAAAAGATCATGATATTTAGAACTCCAACAGAAATCTACCTTGCTTGCGTCGTCGCTACTGTTTTCATGGCTATTCATATCATAAACAAATTTCTTGCTCCATAGCTTTAAACCGCCATTGCCGTAAACCAAACCGTTTACATGATTTCTGCCAGCCCACGACCATGCATGATCATCTTGCTGATCTGTTATATCAACATTGATGTTGAGGAAATTGTCATGCACCCTGTTATCGCCGTCGACAGTAACAAAGAACTCCGAATCTGATATATCAGCGCATGCACGGTGTGCAGAATCAAATCCTTGCACACCGTGCACTCGCTTGGCCCAAGGCACCTGATTAAGCAGTTCGGCATATAGTAGTTCGCTGTTAGGCTCATCATAACTGAGGAACACAAAGTCAAATTCAGTTATACTACGCTGCATCATACCTCACATATATGCTATAATTTCTAATATCATCAAACGGTACCGGTATACCAGTGACCGACCCGCACTCAATTATATAAGGGTACAGATCAATCTTTTGTATTAGGTAGTTAGGATCGTTTTTCATGGTGACATATAATACGATGTTTTTAGCTTTACCTATAACATCTACCACAAAATAGTCTTTGTTCTTTTCAACAACATTAATAGGGCTATGTTGGCTAGACACTGTATCCAACACACCATAAGTTGAATGTGCTGCATCTACTAGCTGCCAAAATTTCTTAAACGGCGGAGATTTTTTCTTATGTACCAGTTCTATACTGTCGTCACTTTTGACTAATTCGTATTCGAATAGTCTATTAACCCCAGTCATGATATCCAATGCTAATTGAAAATCTATTGCTATTTTAGCAAGATGTTTCCCATCCCAGGTAGCCTCGTCAAAGCTGATATGGTACAGTGCCAATGTCTCGTTGTCATACCATGCCCAAGCTATTTTATCTTCTGACTGATCGTTCATAGTTTCCTATCATTTCCTCTGTTATAAAATCTTTGACATGGTAATGTAATGGGAAGAACTGCAGATAATTTCCTATCTTGCACTCGAGCTCGGGATTGA